GTTAGGGTTGGCTTCTTTGTCTAGTTCGCTGGTGTGATCTGGGTGTATATCAACATCCAAGTAAGTGCCATCCATCTGCGCCTTCCTGACGCTGTGTGTAGTGACATATTCATCAATGGCTACACCGATAGACTCATCAATACAGGTGGCTACAGGATCAATACGGAAATTCTGGGGTAGCACAGGGCGCAACTTTACCTGTACTTTGTTCATGATGTTGACACCAACAGCCGTCAAAGCACCGTCCATTACAGGTTGAGTGCCTACAGTGCGGTCTTCTTTCTCATCTACAACGACTTCAGCAATACCTGTGCCAAACACAGCCGCATTACAGAGAACTTCAGAGACAGCAGTGCGTATTTTGCATTTCTCAAAAGAAACAGATAGTTTTTTACGATAAGCTACGATGTCTTCCTTTTCAGGGTCATCATCGTCATCACGCATATCAAACCAGCGCCCACGACCAAAGGTAGCTTCTTCAAGTTCAGCAACGGAAGATTCAACAGCTTGCTGTGTAGCCGGGGTTACCAGCCTAGACCTTTCAGTATCCCTTGTACGGTCTTTAGGAGCCCATATACCACGCCAAATACGATAGTATTCTTCAAAGTTGTCTCTGAAGTTATTTTCGTAGTGCTCAGCCCACTCATCTACATAGGACATAACCCAAGATTCAAGGGTAGTTATACTGTTAAACTCTTCGTCTTCATGTATCATAGGCTTTAAAATCCAGTTAAAATGTCAAGAGGCTCGTAGTCCTCTTCTACAGGAGTGAAGTATACAACACTGGCAAGTTGGTCAATGTAGGCCAGTGAATCCACAAGATCGTCATGTACAAGCTGGTTAGGAAATTGGAAGAGTTGGTCAAGGAAAGGATGATTCCATTCACCTTTGTTAAGTCTAATCTTGCCATGCTCAAATCTACCCTGTAAAGCCCATACAACTCTGTCTACCTTACGTTTGTTTCCATGATTTAGCTCTACAATGTTAAAATACACACTGTTAGAGCGCATAAGGTCAGTCAAATAAGGCATCACAGCATTCTTTAGTGAACCTTTTTCGATGCCTACAGCAAGCGGCTTATGGTGCAAGACAGCTTCAAATATCTTAGAGGCAGTTTCTTCAACACCCCACCTACCGTGTACTATGTTTTTAACCCACCAGCCGTCTTCATTAACCTTAACAATTGATATAGCTGTTTCATCTAATCGTCTTGTCTTGGTCTTAGTCTTTGCTTCATCAGCAAAGCCAGCAAGGTCTACAGTAATGTAGTAGTCTGCGTTTTTAGGCTCAGTCTCGTCAAAGGTCAGCCAGTCTTCCTTAAATAACTCAGACTCCATTGCCTCAAACGAGGCCATGAATTCCTGCCTAAAGCTGTAGGAAGACATGGAACGCTTTGCGGCTTCAATTTCTTGAGGGTCAAGCGTAGGATTATCATAGCTAGTAAAGTGCCACGACTTCCAATCAGGGTCATCTGCAAGCTCAGCATACTTGTAGAGCTCGTAGAAGTGGTTACGACCCATTGGCGTACCAATAAACAGCGCAGTTCCTTTGAGGTCAGCCAAGGCAGGTCTAAGAATCTGCTCCCACACCTCAGGCTTCATATCTGCATACTCGTCCATAACGAGATAATACAGAGAGACACCTCGCATTGTCTCAGGCCTATCAGCGCCCTTCAATGATATTTTAGTACCATTGATCAGGGTGATCTGCATATTATTAACATGGGTAGACTTGATTACTGGATGACCCAGTTCAAGCAACACATCCCACATAATGTCCCTAGCTTGTCCCTGTGTGGGGGCTACATAGAACACCTGACCCTTGGTAGTAGCCAGTCCTTTTAAGATTAACTCCCAGGCCGCATATCTTGACTTCCCTGTACGTCTACCAGCAGGAACTACCTTGAAACGAGTAGTGTCTTCCATAACCTCTTGTTGCCAAGGAAGTAGCTGGACATTTAGTTCCATTATTTAATAGTCTTTATTGTTGCTGGCTTAGGCGGTGTAAGCTCTTGAATGACCTTTATAGCTTTCTCAACCTCTGATACTGTCCACGCCCCTTGAGTATGGGCTATAATCTGAATAAACAGATCAGCAGGGTCTTTGCAAGCTACCTCTAGCTCAAGCACGGTATTACTTAGCCTTTGTAGTGGTCTTTTTAGCCTCTGTAAGGCTATTTAGTTCCTGCACAAGAAACTCAACACGCTCAGTAAGGTCTTTAATCTTTTCATCTCTTTCCCTGAAGGCAGTGTTAACTTGACGGGCTAAGTCTTCAAGGTCTTGCATTGATAAAATCTTCATTGTTTCTCCTCAGGTGTAAATTATAATGTTATTAGCGTTATCTAACGATATCGCAGAGGCCTGTATACCGCAGTACAGACACTCTTCATCATCATAATATCCAGTATCTGCACACATAGGGCACGGCATAGTGTTATTTAACAATACCATATAGCCTCCTACTCATATTTTAAATGTTCCAATCTATGGCAGTTCGCACAAAGTAAGTCACACTTTTCTATCTCTTTTATAAACCTTTTAGGGCTTTGGTAAGCTAATTTATATCTTTTAGCAAGTCCAAAGTCTTTTTCCTCTGGATTTCTGTGGTGGATGTCAAATTGGCACTTATGTCCCTCAAAACCGCACCGAACACACTTAAAACCCCCATAAAATTTATTTATTATTTTTATGTATGCCTCCCTGTGATGTTTATTTTCGCAGGGCTTGCAGGAGGGTTTATATTTCTTTCTATCTTTGTACCATCCATTTTGATAAAATTCATTAATGTTTTTGGTTTCTTTGCACACACTACACTGCTTTTCCATATAAAACTCCGCATAGTTTATGGAGGGGTACTCCTAGATGCGGCTAGTTTCCCCCGTTAAACGATAAAAATACTGGGAGTTAAGCCCAGGTTCAGCGCAGTCCTGTGTAGGCTTTATACGCTGTCTAAACCTCTTCATCCCCATCTGTCTCTGGGTCATTCTTTTCTTTAATTTTAGGTTCTGCTAAGGTAGCAGTTTTTTCAACCTTCAAAGGATCACCCCCAGGAGTCGTTACAAGCTCAATGTGAGGAAGGTCTTTAAAGTTAGGCCAGTCCCCACCCCACTCAACAACATATCCCAGTTGCTTAGCAGATTCTTTAAATGCACCGGCAATGGCTGTCAGATGCTCAGGCTCCCACGAACCCTTTCCATCTACATAGGCAAAGAAGTCCAGTGCCAACCCATCTTGATGCTTTGATCTCTTAACCAGCCCATCGGCTTTCGTAACACCTTTATGAAACAAAAACTTCTGTTCTATTCCTGTTCGATAACCACCAGTAGACGGTATACCGAAATCAATTGGTGTAATTTCAATAGCTTTATAGGCTATTTCGACCAAAGCTGGATTAACTCCTTCCATGTGTAGGATTGAATTAACCCCTAATTTAAACTTATTCTTTTTAGCGTTATTTAACGATACTTTAGCCTTTTTAACATCAGTCATCAGTTATTTCCTCATAGTCTGCTTCTTCTGCATCTATAGTGTCTGTAGAGGTTATCTTTGCGTCTAACCCACTTATTTTAATTTCTATAGAATTTCTACCAGACCCTATAGCCGCTTTGTCAAAGCTACTAATTGGCAATATTCTATCAACTACTAATTTCCACGCTGCTGCTTGATGTTTATGATCATCGTCCAAAGCAGCATTTAAAATAGATTCTAAAACCTTTCTGCTTTTAGGACTATTTAGCATTCTGGCTTTGTATTCGTTTATAATCGCTGCATCGCCCTTAGGTCTACCAACAGCATTACGATTACCTTTCTTCTTATTAATAATATCCTTTTTTTTCGGCCTACCAGTTGCGCTTTGACGTGGCCTACTAGTTGCTTCCTGATCCGTTCTGACAGGAACTACTTTGCTCGTAGTTTTGTCTGTCTGATCTGATGTCATTTTAGATCACCTTTTTCTCTAAATAGATACATATTATTATACCATATTTTTTAACAAAAGTCAAGTCTTTTTTTATATTGACTGCATAGGGATTACATTTCCTCTTTCTTTTTTAAACCAGTGGTTGAATAGGCTATGTTTTCATGCTTCACCAGTGGTTGAATAGGCTATGCTTTCATGTCCTTTTTCAGGTACTGGCGGGTCTGTGTAGGCAACACTATCTCCGCAGTCGCTGGCATATTTTATAGCCTTTATAATCAATAACTTAGGCTATGCTACATAGGCACAGATCAGGTTACTTAGTTGCCTCCTGCCCTTTCCTAATTTTACCTATTTTGTATCTGGGCTGGTACTGTAACAATCTACGCAGCCCTGCGCCCTACCCCGGTCTAAACTGACTGACCAGTCAGCATAGGCCCGGCATAGGCTAAGTAGCCCTGCACCAAAACTGTGCAGTCTGCACCAAAACTGTGCAGTCCTGGCATGCACCAATATAGTGCACAGCATGCACTGTAACGGTGCAGTGTGTGTGCCTGTGTAGGTACTGTATAGTTGGCACAATACTTGCTAGAGGTGACGTAGCTTGTCACAAAGTGACACAACCAGTTGACAATTCTTGTCAGTATGCAAAGACTATACCAACTAAACAGTTTTTCAATATCCTTCTAAGTCTATGATTTAATAGGGAAATAAAATAATTATATATTTTGGCATAATTGGCATAGTACCTGCATTATATATAGCGTACCAACAAATAAACTGACAGGGCAATACAGCACCTGAAACCAACGGAGACAAGACAATGACAATCATGATTAAAACAGACAATGGTATGAAAACAGTAGGTGAGAGTGAGCACAATGATATTCAAGGTGTTCTATCTATGTTGTCCTTTCACAGGGTTATTAGCGTAGAGCTTGAAAAGGAAGTAGCACTAGAGGAAAACGAGGGAGTAACCACGCAGGATTTGCGCATTAACTACGAAGACGAAGACGGAATTCCGCAGACTTTCATTATTGATATATTTAGGAACGGTTAAAAAATAAACCAGTACTGAAGAGACTTGATTAGTCGAAACGGGGATGATACAGTCCCCGTCTACTGGATAGCTTAAAAGACAGCAGAGAGGACTAAACTATGAACATCGAAAAGACTATACAGGCAAGACAGACAGCTAAGGGGCTCCGTATTTGGCTGGAAGGCAGTGCACTGGCTGACCATGGTTTCAGTCATGGCAATGGGTACTCTGTAGAGTACAACGCCAATTCAATTATACTGTGGCATGATGATGGCAAGCGCAAGGTAGCGGGTTCAATCAATAGGCCAGTAATAGACTTGCAAAGTAAAAAGATTAATACTATATTTGTTGAAGGCATGGTTCAGGTAGACTTTACCATGGGCGCAATTAAGATTACACAGGGGTAATACAATGAAATTCGATACATTAAAGGGCATATCACGCGCCATAAGCAATGCAGACACTGATCAGGCTTTATACTTAATAGAACAAGCACTAATCGGTGAGACTGGCAAGCACTGGCAGAGAGACTTATTAAAATTAAGGGATTTTATGCTTGACGGTACGCCCCGGTTCAAGATACTGGCAAAGGATGGAAACAGTAAACTGCCTTTCCTCGCATTCAGTAGTTTACCCGGTGAGGGACACTGTCCCGGTGCTGGAGACTGTCTGCAATTCTGCTACAGTTTCAGGGCATGGCGTTATCCTACTGCATTCTGTAGGCAGGCGCAGAACACCTTGTTACAACAGACCTTAGCAGGATTCCAGCATATCAAGCATGACCTTGATAGGTACAAACCAGATACCGGGAAGTCTGTTGATTTCCGCCTCTTTGTGGATGGAGATTTTAGTGGGCCGGGTAATGTACTGTACTGGATGCACCTGCTCAAACATCGCCCATGGTTGAATACCTACGGATACAGTAAATCCTGGGCTGAGCTATTAGATTATGACAGGGAGTCGGGCAGTGACTGGCCTAGTAATTACACCTTGAATCTGTCAAGCGGTTCAGTGCATGGTGATACTGTGAAGGATGCAGTAAAAGCGTTACCAATAACGCGTGGAGAATTCATCGCGGTTTCAGTAGGCTACAAAGTGCGCAGTGATATGCACAATGACAGAGAGCACCAAAAGGCGCTACGCATGGCGCACGGTAAACGCAATACGTTCACCTGCCCCGGCAAGTGCGGTTCATGCACCAAAACAGGGCATGCTTGTGGCGCAAAGGATAGATTTAAAAACATTGATATTATTATCGCTGTACACTAACAGGGCCTGAGTAGTCCCTATGCATACCACATCCAGAGATTAATCAACATTTTCAAGAGGTTAACTGTCATGATCACGTTCAAGAAAATAAGAGCAGAGGCGCTCTATCTGGGAGACACGAATAACTGCTCGTTAGTAGCTGTTTCAATTGCTACTCAAACAGAATATAACGAGGTTTTTGATTTGTTCTTAAAGCATGGGCGCTTCTTTTTCGAAGGCGCTAGTCTGATTCAGATTGAAATGGTGCTCAGCGACTTGGGTTTTCAGTTAGTGCGAAATGATGTTGTTAAAAGCCGGTACAGGATCAAGACTGTGAAGACGCTGAGCAAGGCCGCACCACGTTTTGATAGGCCCATTCTAGCGTTGAATCTCTGCCGAAGCGGAGGCCATATAATGGCCGTACACGATGGCGAGGTACAGGACTGGTCAGTAATTCCTGGGCATGAAAGGAATTTCAGGATTGCCGCACTTTATCACTTAAAGGAGCTAAAAAAATGAAAAAAACTATTGACAAGGCATTAAACAAGCCTTTTACTTGTTCACTGTGTTGCTTTATATGCTACACTCTGGCATGTATTGTAATGAACTACGTAGTCTGAAAAAGCAGTAAACCGGCAATTATGCCACAATATAAATATCCTGGGAGGGATAACATCATGGAAACAGCAATAAAATTTTATAGCAGGAACGAAGTAATCGCGGTAGTAAATAGCAAGGCCCGAGGCTTCAATCATGCGGATAGCAAGGCCGCGCAATTGGCTGATAGCTTGGGCGCTGACCAATGGGAGATTCTCTATAATGTTGCAATTCCCGGCGCACCTTTGCTCGTGCGTAAGAATTTTACCGACCGTCTTGTGCTGAAAGCAACCAATTGAGGTGACGCCATGAAAACTAACGATGTCAGATTACGCGATGATGTGCTGGCAGGTAAATACAACGCCCTATATGAGAATTATCTTATTCGCTACCGGCTTGACGGCTTATATGACAAGGGTTTTTTAATTACCGCAGACACAATTACAACGATGAGGAATAACCTTGATTATCTTGATGATTTTCTAGCCTATTTGATCTATGGTGCGGAATAGATGTTATCGATGCCCTTTAGAGGCCATACAAGGGCTTCTAAGGGGCGTCACGGGCACCCTGTAGGCAGGTATTCAGTTTATTACAACGTGGCTCAGGAGGGCTTAGAATGAACGTAGCAATACTTTTTGAATGTAGTGGTAAAGTGAGGGATGCTTTTAGAGCATTAGGACATAATGCAGTAAGTGTAGATATACAGCCAGATGATAATGATTCTCAATACCACTATGAAATGGACATTGAAGACTTTTTTACTTGTGAAGAAACTGCGCAACATTACTTTAATGCTCCCATGTACGATCTTATCATCATGCACCCGCCCTGTACTGCGCTGGCTTGTTCGGGTAATCGGTGGTACGGTAAAGGGATGCCACGACATGAAGAGAGACAGAAAAGCACTATTCAAACTGTACAGTGGCTGAATAGGGCTAAAAACCTAGCCCACCATGTAGCACTGGAAAACCCTGTTGGCGTATTGTCAGATATCCTGGGCAAGCCCCAATATATCCAGCCGTGGCAATTCGGGCACGGTGAGACTAAAAAGACCGGCTTGTGGCTGTACAGTCTGCCTGAATTACAGCCTACAAAAATTGTTGAAGGCAGGGAAAATAGAATATGGCGTATGCCACCTAGCGAGGGAAGGGCTAAGATGCGCAGTGAAACTTATCAGGGCATTGCTGACGCTATGGCTAAGCAGTGGAGTGAATATATACTTGACAATAAAGGTGAAAACAATGATACCGTTAAATAGCATCATGGTATCGTCAGATAACGCTATGGCTAAAATGGGGAGGTTCGTATGAATTGCAATTATCCTGAGTGCACCTGCCCGACTGACAAGTCAGGCAACACACCATGTAAAATGCTTTACAGGCAAAATACTGGAGGGGTTACGATGAACACTATTAACAAATCAGTAGAAGAATTAGCAACCATGTGTACAAATATGTACGCTGACCTACACAGGCTAGAAATTGAAATCATAGAGCAAGGCTGGCATAGCAATGAAGATCAACATAGAAAACGCTTTACATTGTTAGACGATATAGATACAATCGAAAAGTTAATTAGAAAGAAACAAGGGAGGCAGTAACCATGAAGTCATTACCGTTTGAAACAGTTTGCATGGATTATTTCTATGTGCCTATGATGCATAATCCTGGGATGGAAGTAACCGATGTTAACCTATCCGAAGTTGAACAGGACTGTTTAATCTATGCTTTTCTAAGTGAGAATAAACAGGCTATACAGGACTATTTTGGCAGTGAAGCTATATACAACAAAGAGGATATAAATAGGTTTTTTAATTTAATATACAAAGATGTGAGAGCTGTTTCGTTGGTATATAATCGTTATATAGAAGAAGATGCTATTGTATTTTATCGTAGCAAAGTAAGAAATATTTATATATCAACAGCTTATGACAAAGCTACTGAAGTGATGAATCGGGCTATAAAAAACTATATAGATTAAGTATATTATACCAGATAAATATTAACTTGTCAACAAATAACGATAAGGAAAAATAAATATGTTGCTATATGTAACGCTTTGTAGTATACTCTTATTCTTTTGGTTACTACTGGAGACAGGCGATGATTGATGAACAATATCAGCAATTTAGAGGCGTTGAGAACGGTTGGCAAAACACTGCAAGAGCAGTCTATATAGACCCTACCGGGTTACCTAACAAATATTTAGGCTCTGTGTATGATGCGACTGTTGATATACTCAAGTTGCATAATTTTATGATGCAGACCGACTTTAGGTTACCGGTGATAAAGGATGACATAGATTGGGATAGCTGGTCTGGTTTTACTTTTATCGCCATGCGCTTCAACCCTGTAGCTAATCCATCGAAGTTTGGTTCAGCGTTCCTGTCGGCCCTATGGGAGGTTAGGCCGGACGGTTCACCCTATGGCAAAGAGTGGCAAGGTGGCGGTATTACGCTGTACCAGAAGGCTTTTCCTAAGTGGGGCAGTGTAGTCAAAACAGTCAACAAAGTCATAAGGCATGAGTTTTTTCACATCCTGGGTGTGTCGCATACCAGCATAGGCCCGTCAGTAATCAACACTTATGTCATTAAAAACCACGATTTAAACGCAATCGGTTATATGCCGTGGGACTTGTGTGTGGCGGCTAAGTTTATGGCTGGTTACGATAAAGGTGAGCAGGTTAAACTGCCCTTGCCGGTCAGGATGAACGCGCACAGAGTAAACGTAGGGTCTGAGCAGTACCTGTTTATTCCTGCTATGAATCATGGGCAGAAGCTGTTCACTGTTGTACTGAAAAACACTGCCGCTAATGCGTGGCAACCCGTTTACTGGAAAAGGCTTGACAAAGTGATAGACGATCTGTACAATTACCAACTAGGCAACGTGTCTGATTTTTATGGTGACTACGTTGTCATGCCCTTGCTGTATACACCACAGGGAGTTAAGACGCAAAGGCTGGTTAAAGATAATTTCGGAGTTTGGAGGTTACAATGACAGCAGAAGCAATACATCAGCCCTGTCCCGACTGTGGTAGCAGTGATGCCCTGAAGATCAATAAAAATGGGTCTACAAAGTGTTTCAGTTGTGAGAAGTATACGCCGCCTAAGGTATCGTTAGATAACGCTAAGGTATCGTTAGATAACGCTGAGGACAGGGAATATGTGGCTGATAGGCCTGAGCCGACTAGCCAGAGCCTGAACAGCATTAAACACCTGCTGGCTGTATCGGATTATCCTGGGTGCCCTGAACGAGGCATAACAGGGGCCACGATGAAGGCCTACGGTGTCCTGAACAAGGGAGGCAAGGTTTATTTTCCCTACTACAGCCCCGATGATGCAGAGCCTGTGGCTGTCAAGGTGCGCTTGCCCGATAAGAAGTTTCCTATCAGTGGTGACTTTAAGAAAGCACAGTTATTTGGTCAGCAGTTATTCAGCAAAGGCGGTAAGTATATCACCATAGTCGAGGGTGAATATGATGCATTGGCGGCTTACCAGATGCACGGTAGTAAGTGGCCTGTGGTTTCCATCCGCAACGGTGCCAGCGCCGCCCTGAAGGATTGCAAGGATAACTATGAATTTCTGGACAGTTTTGACACCATTGTCATTGACTTTGACTCTGATGAGCCGGGACAGAAGGCCGCAAGAGAAGTGGCTGAGCTCTTTGGTGGAAAGTCAAAGATAACCAAGCACAAGGCAGAATACAAGGATGCCTGTGACTACTTGAGTCGAGGCAAGACTAAGGAGTACATGGACTGTTTCTGGAATGCTGACAAGTTTGTTCCTGACGGCATAGTCGCTGGTGTAGACCTGTGGGATGCAGTGAACAAGGTAGTCGAAAAGGCTGAGCTTGAATATCCTTTCGCTTCTATCAATGAGTTGACTTATGGTGTTAGGTTAGGGGAGCTTGTCATTGTTGCGGCTGGTTCCGGTGTAGGGAAGACACAGTTTGTGAAGGAGTTTATCTATCAGGCAATTAACTGTACCGATGAAAACATTGGTCTACTCATGCTGGAAGAGAATAACCAGAAGACAGGGCAGGGCTTGATGTCGCTGGCAGTGAATAAACCGCTGCATCTTCCCGGTATAGAGTCTACTGAAGAAGAACGTCTTGAGGCTTTTGAAGTTACAATAGGCTGTGGTAGGCTGTTTCTGTTTAATCACTTTGGTAGCACCGGGATTGACAATATTATTTCCCGTGTACGATATATGGCTAAGGCTATGGAGTGTAAGTATATTGTTTTAGACCATATCAGTATTGTAGTATCGGCCCAGGATAACGCAGATGAGCGCAGGGCGCTAGATGAGATCATGACTAAGTTGCGTATGATTGTAGAAGAAACAGGCGTGTCTCTTGTGGCTGTGTCTCACCTGAAGAGGCCTGAAGGCAAGGGGCATGAAGAGGGTGCCGCTACATCCCTGTCACAGTTGCGTGGCTCTGCCTCTATAGCGCAGCTGGCTGATATCTGCATAGGGCTGGAAAGGAACGGTCAGGCTGAAGACCCCTATGAACGCAATGTAACCTATCCAAGGGTGCTGAAGAACAGGTTCAGCGGCGATACTGGCAAGTGCCGTGGCATCTATTTCAACAAAGAGACTTGCAGGATGATGGAAGTGTCAGAGGAGGTGTTATGAGGTGCAGGGCTTGCAATGTTATTCTGACTGACCAAGAGGCTGTAAAAAAAGATAAACAGACCGGCGAGTTCCTTGATATGTGTCTTGGATGCCTGTATGGTGTTGAAGACAGTGACGATTACATTGACTTAGATGCCATAGGCTTCTATGTAGAGACTAAGGAGTGGCAAGAGGAAGACACATGATATTAACGCTTGACATAGAGACTAACACAACACACGACACGATATGGTGCTGTGGCGTTGCTGTTGACGGGGAAACCTGTGTCCACGACACCCCCGAACCTATACAGGAAATGGTTGACAAGGCTGACCTTATTGTAGGCCACAACATCATAGGCTTTGACGCGCCTTTGTTGCGTAAGCTGTGGGCTATTAAGATACCAGAAGAGAAGCTAAGGGATACGCTACTACTGTCTAGACTGTATCACCCTAGTTTGACTGGTGGGCACAGCTTAGCGGCTTGGGGCGAAAGAATGGGCTTTTCTAAAGGAGACTTTACTGACTATGATGGTGGTCTGAGCGATGCAATGATAGACTACTGTGAACGTGACGTTGAAATCACTGTAAAGCTGTACGCTAAATTAATGGCTGACCTTGCTACCGAGGGCTTCAAAGACCCCTGCATCGACATAGAGCACAAGGTAGCCAGCATCATCAGGGAGCAGACAGAGAACGGCTTTAAGCTGGATATTGAGAAGGCAACAGACATATACACCGAAGTCTCTGCTCGTATGAACGCTATTGAGGCTGAGCTACAAGAAGTATTCCCGCCCATTGTGGAGGAACGCTGGTCAGAGAAGACAGGCAAGCGACTGAAGGACAGTGTTGAAGTCTTTAACGTAGGCTCTAGACAACAGATAGCAAAGAGGCTACAGAGTATCGGTGTGAAATTTACACAGGTCACTGAAGAGACTGAAAAAGGCGGCGGTGGCAACATCAAAGTTGATGAGGATATCCTGGGCGGTATTGACGTACCGGAGGCGCAGTTGATCGCTGAATATCTCATGTTACAGAAGCGGTCTAGTCAGGTCGATAGCTGGTTCAAGTTTGTTAAGGAAGATGGCAGGGTACATGGTAGGGTCATTACTAATGGTGCCGTAACAGGCCGTATGACGCACCAAGACCCCAACATGGCGCAGATACCAGCAAAGGGGAAGCCCTATGGAGAGGCTTGTAGACAGTGCTGGATAGTGGATGAAGGTAATAAGCTGGTCGGTATAGATGCCAGTGGTCTTGAGTTGCGTATGCTGGCTCACTACATGGACGATGAAGACTACACTAGGGAAGTGCTGGACGGTGATATCCATACTGCCAATATGAAGGCGGCGGGACTTACCGAGCGCAGTCAGGCCAAGACTTTCATCTATGCTTTCCTGTACGGGGCTGGTGCTGGTAAGATAGGCTCTATTGTCGGCGGTAGCTACAAACAAGGACAGAAGCTGATTGACCAGTTCCTTGAGAATACACCGGCACTGGCGGCACTGAAGGCTAAGGTAGCTAGGATAGCCAGCAACGGCTCTCTTCCTGGGCTGGACGGGCGAAGGCTTAGAGTAAGAAGTGAACACGCCGCCCTGAATACGTTGTTACAAGGTGCGGGGGCTATTGTGATGAAACAGGCTCTGATCAACCTAAAAGAGGCGCTAGAGCGTAGCAATATTCCCTATTTATTTGTAGCTAATGTGCACGATGAATGGCAGATAGAGACACCGGAATACTTTGCTCCCTTTGTGGGCAAAGCTGGTGTCAGGGCTATCAGGAAGGCAGGGGAAGACCTTGGGTTACGTTGTCCCTTGGATGGTGAATACAACATAGGAGATAATTGGGCTGAGACACACTGATGGTATCGTTAGATAACCATATATTTTTAAATATACTTTTAAAAAACACTTGACAATCTATAAATATACTATATAATATTATGTAGGCTATGAAGAATACCCTATATTTTAACTGTCTGAGGAGACAATTATGACAAACGAAGTAAAACCTATCACAATCAAAGCAGACGTAATGTGGGCCTATACTTTCACTAAGAACCCTATGACAGATAAGTACACGATTGACCTGTGTAACCTGTCTGACAAGGCTGTGCTTGCTTTGGAAGAAATGGGCATTGAAACTGGTGAAAAGGAAGGTAAAGGTTCTTTCATCGTCTGTAAGTCAAATAACACCATCAAGGCCTATGACCGTGACGGTACTGAATTGGCTGGTATTGCTCTTGGCAACGGCTCCAAGGCTAGGGCAGTCATCGGCTACTATGACTGGAATTTCAAAGGCAAGAAAGGCCGTAGCCCGTCTTTGATAAAGCTGGTCATTGATGATCTTGTGGTCTTTGAGGGTGGCACCCCTGTCGATGCAGACGAGGAAGCCCTTTGATATTAATTGACGGTGACATCATTGTCTACCGAGTAGGATGGGCATCCGAGGACGAG